CGACCCTAAAAAATCATGCCAGACGTAACCCTTTCGACCAACATGGACGAGTTCCTCACAGGAGTGAACCCGACCACTACTGGAATCGCCGCTGCTGATGCTGCTGTGGCTGCTACTGCTGCTGCTGATGTAGCATCACTCGCAGGACGCGACCCGTCCACTCTAACTAAGCTGGTGAAAGCTGATAGCTCAGTTTATGCTTATAGCTTAAACACGATTCCTACTAGCTTTGCTAGCACTAAAGCCACGGCTTTGGGAACCAATCCTTGGGACTTAACTGGAGTTGAGATTGGCAGCAAGGTTACAACTATTGGCAATTCGGGTGATGGTTACGGCAATGGTGCGTTCCAAGATATGAGCAGTTACACTGGTTCTCTGGTAATTCCAGATTCAGTGACTTCGATTGGAGGCTATGCTTTCTTTTACAACAACGGCGCAACTGGCTCTCTCGTTCTTGGTAAGTCTATTGTATCTATTGGAGATTACGCCTTCTATAGCGATTCCAGTTTCACTGGTGAACTCGCAATTCCAGACACCACAACTTACATTGGTCTTTCGGCTTTTTATGGTTGTTCGGGATTTACATCCCTGACGCTCGGTAATTCTGTCACTACGATTTCCACTGGCGCATTTGACAGCTGCTCTGGGTTTACTGGCTCTGTGACTATTCCAGCAACACTTACTTCGCTTGGCGCATCCGCGTTCGTAAACTGCTCTAACCTCACCAATATCAACTGCTACGTCACGCGAACCATTATGAACGCCTCTGGCGCACTGGCTGGCACTGGTGTTACCACTATTCACGCTAGAGCCTCTGACAGCACTTGGACGGCTGGGGCCGACACTATCGGCGGTAAGGCCGTCACAGTCATTAAAGACCTATAATCATTGAGTAAGACCCTCCATTTCACTTCTGGCCTTCCTCGCGCCTGTTCGACCCTGCTCCAGAATCTTCTGGCGCAGAACCCTCGCGTTCACGCTACGGCCACTAGTGGACTGCATGAGGTCATGTATCTCTCCAAGGCTTTCTTTAAGACGGACGAGTTTCGCTCGATACCAAACCCCAAAGACGGGGAGAGTCTTTTCTGTGACTTCATGCGTCACGGCATCACTCACGCCTTTGACAATCTCACTGACCGCCCTGTGGTGGTAGACAAGTGCCGCTCATGGATTGGCAGCGCAAACCTATTGTTCAAGCTGTTTCCTGATGCAAAGCTGCTGGTTCCTGTGCGCGACATTCGTGGTGTTCTGTCTAGTATGGAAAAGAAGTTTCAGAAGCACCCTGAGTTTCAACTTGAGACTCAGCAGCAGGACACTGCAAGGATTCAAACAGTGGAGGCTCGATGCCAGTTCTGGTTGGATAGCGCACCCGTTGGTATAGCTGTTCAACGCCTTTATGAGCTTAGTAGACTTCACAAGGATAAGGTAATGTTTGTTCACGCTGAACAACTCACCTCCGACCCACAATCAACAATGGATAAAGTATGGCAATACTTGGGCGAAGAACCATTCACTCACGATGTCACCAATGTTGATCAATACACCAAGGAGCATGAGATTGGTTGGCCTTATGGCGACCACTCTGTGCGCTCCGAAGTGAAACCACTTCAATCTGATTGGCATGACACCCTTGGTCGTCAAATCTCCGAAACCCTTAAACAAAAATTCAACTGGATAACTTCACTATGAAATATGCAATCGTTGGCCCTCGCGGTCGAATCTTACAAGTCCTGGATGCACCCACTGATGGCTCTTTGGAAATTACTGACGAACAAGCCGACACTGTCAACTCGTCTGAATCGTCATTGTTTTTGATTGATGGCGAGTTGAAATCAGTTCGAGAAGCATTTGATAGTCGATTGTCCCCCGAACAACGAGAAGCAAACCAAGCCCGTGAAGCTGGTAGAACAGCTTTCAATACTGCTTCTGCTGCCTTTGCCCAGTTGCCTTTGGGCAAGCAAGCACTATGGGAACCAGTTCGCCAAAAGGTCGGTCAAGCATTACTTGCAGCGGACTTTGCTTCAGCGCGTGAGATCCTCGAAACCACTCCCGTCATCTATGAAGGAGCGGAAGCAGATCGGGATGCGTTCCTTGCGTTGCTTGTCTAAACTTTATTTTATTCTCAAATGCACCAATCCGCTCAAAAGATTTACGAAAACCTAGAGGGTCATCGTTACACATATTTGGAGCGAGCGAGAACTTGTTCCCGTCTTACTCTTCCTTATGTAATGCCTGAAGAGGGATTCGGCCCTCACAGCAGACTCAATACTCCTTTTAGCGGTGTGGGTGCGCGTGGCGTTAATAACCTAGCTTCTAAGCTGCTCCTTGCTCTTGTTCCTCCCAATTCTCCTTTCTTCAGACTTCAAGCTGACGCAAAGAAACTAGCCGAAGAGAACACTCCTCCTGAATTGATGTCGGAGATCGAGCAGTCTCTTCAAGGTCTTGAGGAGCTTGTGATGGCAGAGGTTTCCCGTGGCTCCTATCGTGTAGGAATCCATGAGGCTTTGAAACACCTTATCATCACTGGTAATGCCATGTTGTATCTTCCTAACGAGGGAGGACTACGGGTGTTCCATTTGGACAGGTTTGTTGTTAAGCGTGATCCTATGGGGAATCTCCTCAAGGTGGCAACCAAGGAGACAATCGCTTTCTCTGCTCTTCCTGAAGACATACGCAATCGTGTAGCTGCTGCTGATCCGAATGCTGTGGATGACTATTCCAAAGTGGACTTATACACTGCGAGTTGTCGGGAAGGTGATGAGTGGGTGATCTCTCAGGATGTCAAGGGTATCGCAATCCCAGAAGCTGGTGGTCGTGTTCCTTTGGATAACAATCCCTTTATCCCCTTGCGCCTTTCCCGTATTGATGGCGAAGCGTATGGCCGTGGATTTGTAGAAGAATACTTGGGAGACATCCAAAGTCTTGAGAGTCTTACGAGAGCTATTGTGGAGGGCAGTGCTGCTGCTGCTAAGGTTCTATTCCTGGTTAACCCAAATGGAACTACCCGTGCTAAGACTCTTTCTGACAGTCCGAACGGAGCTATTGTTCAAGGTAATGCTGGAGATGTAAGCACTCTTCAGCTTAACAAGTTTAATGATTTCAGGACTGCTCAGGTTACCATCGAAGGCATCAAGGATCGTCTAGGTTCTGCCTTCTTGTTGACATCTGGTGTTGTTCGCAATGCTGAACGGGTTACTGCTGAAGAGATCCGTATGCTGTCGCAAGAGCTTGAGTCTTCTCTCGGAGGCTTGTATTCGCTTCTCGCCAGTGAGATGCAGATGCCCCTTGTCAACAGGGTGATGAGCGTGATGCAGAAGAAAGGTGAGCTACCGAAACTTCCAGATAACTTAGTCAAGACTGTCATCGTCACTGGTGTTGAGGCTCTTGGCCGTGGTAACGATCTCTCAAAACTCGACCTGTTCCTTGCAGGTGCTGCTCAGGTGGTAGGCCCACAGGCTATTGGTCAGTTCGTCAATGTTGAAGAATACTTCAAGCGCAGGGCTACGGCCTTGGGCATTAAAACTCAAGGTTTGATTAAGACTGCCGAGCAGATGCAGCAGGAGGCTCAAATGGCCCAAATGATGCAATTAGCTCAGAAAGTCGGCCCAACAGGAATAAAAGCCTTGAATGATCAGGTTATGGCTGATAAAGAAGAGCCACAACCCGAACAACAATAATTAGTTATGGAGTCAGTTCAAATTAACGAACAAACAAATCCTGAAAATATCTCTCTTGAACAAGAAGCTGAGATGCAGGAACAAGCTCGCCTTGAAAAAGAGAAATCTGAATTCGCACAGGACGAGACTCAGAACACCGCTGAGAGTGTTGAATCATCTGAGGAAGAACGTCCAGAGTGGCTTCCTGAGAAGTTTCAATCTCCAGAGGATCTCGCCAAGGCTTACAGTGAGCTAGAAAAGCAGTATCACTCCAAAGCAGAAAACAATGACGAAGAGCCTACTGAAAGCAATCCTTCCAGCGAGCAGGTCAATTCGACCATTAAAACTGCTTCAGATGAATATGCTGAGTATGGTCAGCTTTCCGAAGAGACATTCAAGGCTCTTGAAGCCAATGGTATTTCCAGGAATCTTGTTGATCTCTACATCTCTGGTATTGAAGCAGTAAGCACTCAGCAATCCGAAAGCCTGATGAATGAGGTCGGAGGTGAGGCAAACTATAAGGCTATGTCTGAATGGGCTTCCACTGCGTTGACTGACGATGAGCAGGAGGTCTTCAATAACACTGTGGAGTCTGGGGACACCAAAGCAGCACTCATGGCTATCCGAGGTCTGTATGCTCGATACACCTCTGATGGCGGTAAATCAGTTAATCTCTATCAAGGAGACACTGTCGGTGCTGGAGTCTCTCCGTTCAATTCCGCTGCTCAAGTTACTGAGGCAATGAAAGATCCTCGTTACGCTAAAGACCCCGCCTATCGCGCCCATATTGAGAAGAGACTTTCGATCTCTAATGTTATCTAAAAATACCTATTATGTCTGAAATCATCAACTACATCAAAGATAACTTTGATCAGCTTCTTGCTGTTTCAACTGCCGTTGTCGCTGCTGCTTCTGCAATCTGTGCGCTTACTCCAACTCCTTCTGACGATAAGTTCGTAGGTAAGCTCTACAAGATCCTAGAGTGGCTTGCTTTGAATGTTGGAAAAGCAAAGCAGTAAGCGATGCTGAAACTTTTAACAGCCGTCCTTGAAGCATATGTGGAAACACTGAAGTTCAAGAGACGGCTTTTTATTTATGATCTTGAAGATGAAATTGATCGGCTGGCTGCTGATGGCAGTCCTGCTGCAAAGCTGCGGATTGAAAGGCTATCGAAAAGACTCCGATTTGAAGTTGTCCGCTCTTTACGATCCTCCGACAGTAACGCTGAAACCAAATAAGGTATACCAGTTTGAGGAGGGGACACTTAGCGGTAGAGGTCAAAAGTTTCACTCAGATTACAGCTACAGGCGAGCAATCATAATCGGATCACAGAATCAATAAAATGGCTACAAAGCGAAAGGGTCTTTCCCTGCGAAAAGAACACAAAGCAAAAAGCGGTGGACTATCCGAAAAAGGACGCAGGTATTACAACAGTAAAACAGGAAGCAATCTAAAAGCACCTGTGACTGAAAGCAACCCAAAGGGCAAACGAGCCGCCCGTAAGAAATCTTTTTGTGCGAGAATGAAGGGAGTCAAAGGCCCGATGAAAGACTCTAAAGGTCGCCCTACTCGCAAAGCATTGGCACTACGAAAATGGAAGTGCTGATCAATAATACTTTCTCACCATTATACGAGAGCAATGAATGTTCTCGGTGGTGTTAAAACCAAAGTCATCATAATAGTTGAACTTCGGTGAGGCAGAAGATGAGACCCACATATCGTGGACAATCAATAATTCGGAACCCATCAGAAACAATTTGAGTGAGGACATCCTATAAACCAACAAACATAACATAATACTATGGCTAATGGAGCTACTACTCCGTCCCGTTTGGGACAAATTGATGGTGCTGGCGATGTGTCCGCACTGTTCCTAAAGGTGTTCTCAGGAGAGATCCTGACCACTTTCGAGGAAATGAACGTGATGAAGGAACTTCACACGATTCGCACTATTTCCTCTGGTAAGTCCGCACAGTTTCCTGTGACTGGAATCGCTACTGCTCAGTATCACACTCCTGGTGAGAACATTGCTGATGCAGGTGCTGGTTATCTCAGCACTATCAAACACGCTGAAAAGATCATCACCATTGACGACCTTCTCGTGGCTTCCACCTTCATCGCTAATATCGATGAACTGAAGAACCACTATGACGTTCGTTCGGTGTATGCCCGTGAGCTTGGTAAGGCACTCGCAAAACGCTTCGACATCGCCACGATGAAGACGCTGGTTGCTGCTGCTCGCTCCGCTTCGGCTATCACTGGTGGCAATGCTGGCATTTCCTACACTGGAACCTTCGCTGGTGCTACTCCTACTGGTGCTGAAATTCAGGCTGAGTTGTTTAACGCTGCTCAGAAGCTGGACGAAAACGACATCCCCAACGATGGTCTTCGTTACGCTGTC